TTCTGCAAAAACAAGTAGAACGGTATGGTAAAGCAATGTTCAAGGACGGTAGTAAAGTTCTTGGAGGAGAATTAACATTAGATACAGATGTTAAATCTCTAAAACTTGAAACCCAACAATCGGGTGTCAATATTAATGTTGCCAATTTTACAGGAACAACAATTACAGGTGAAACATCAAACGCCAGAGCGAAGTGTGTGGCTACGCAGGCGGCCACCAGCACAACTCAACCTACATTGATGTTCCATTATTTGTCAAATGATGATTTTTCAGACGGCGAAACAATTATAGTCGAAGGTACAAGTATACTAGCAACAACTGTTAGCGCAGGGGGTGCGTCTGGTATTACTGATTCTACTGCCAATGGCTCAGTAGTTAGTATCGACAGCGGAGTATTTTTTGTTGGTGGATTTTTTGTATTTAATACTGCAAATACTATAGTATTTGAAACATATTCAGGACTTCCGTCTGGAAGAATTGGACTGGCTATTTCTGAATCAACCTTGACTAGTGATGATGATTCCACTTTACTTGATCCCGCGTCCGGTTCATATAACTACGCTGCTCCGGGCGCAGCAAGATACAATATAGAATTGACATTGACAAAGAAAGAAGTTACTGCAACTGATCCAGTACAACAACTTGCCGATGAAAATTTTATTCAACTTTTAAGAGTACAAGATGGTATTAAACAAGAAGAAGTTAAGTATCCAATGTATGGAGAACTTGACAAAACTCTTGCACGAAGAACTCACGATGAATCCGGGGATTATACCGTTACTCCATTCAATTTAGATTTAAAAGCTCATAGGGGAATATCTGGTACTACAGCTAATGCTGGTGCTAATGGTACTGCTATATTTGGAAACAATACATTATTTGAAACTGAATTAACAGTTGGTGATTTTATCTATCTTGGTTCTAATACTACAACTTCACACGTTACTGCTATAGCTAACAATACAAGATTATCCGTACAAACTTCTTTAGCTGCTAGTTTAGAGGGTAATAAGATTTTTAACGAATCTGAAATATCTGCTGGATTGGATGCAGGTAAAGCATATGTAAAAGGATACGAATTTGAAAGTATAGCAACAAAATATACCGATGTCGATAAAGGTAGAGATGTCGAAACTGCTTCAGGTTATAGTATTAGCACCGAATTAGGAAATTATGTTATAATTAATAATGCCAACGGAACTTTTGATGTGGGAGCACATCAAGTAACACAATTACATTCAGTTCCAGTAGCTTCTATTAATCTTACTTCTGCTACTACTGTAGCACATACTCAAATAGGTACAGCGAGAATTCGTAGTATAGATTGGGAAGATAAGACAGGTAATGCAACCGCTAATGCCACAAACCATTCAAATTATAGGGCATATCTTTGGGATGTTGATACTTCAAATAACATTACTGGAACAGTCGGAGGTGCACAAGCGAATACAAGAAGAATTCAATTAGATACTGCCTCAACTTCATTTGTAAATGATGCATATACTGGTGCAAGTATTACTGTTAGTACAACAAGTGGAATTGATGTTACTAATGATGTAAGAATTGTGGATGATTATGTTGCCAATTCAACCATACATTATGTTGTAGCGAATTCAGTATTGACTCAAGAATCACTTGCTAATACTACATACGAAATCGATTTTAAAGTCAAAGATGCAGAGTCGATGGTGGTTAGTACATTGGCAACTCCGTCTACTATTGAAGCGGAAGCTGATATCTCTGATTCTGGTAAGTACAATGATAATCCAACCGGAAATACACTTCTAAGAGCTACACATTTAAATACTTTGGTATATCCATTACCCCAAACACCAATTAAAGATACTAGACCAGCGGGTGCAAATACTATCAGTTATGTATTTAAAAGGGTACATAAAGATGTTCCATTAACTCCAACTGGACTTGTTAGTATAACGGCGGGATCATCTTTCAGATTTATGCCGGGCGGTGGAGAATTATCAGTATCTAACGCAAGGGAAAATTTCATTGTTGTTGTTAAGAATAGTAATACTGCAGGAGGAACATCTTCTGCTCAAACATTTGTGAATGCAGTTGCATCAGGATCTTCACTACCAAATGCCGGTGGAGCAATTGCAATGAATCTAGCAAATGGACAATTTCTCGATTTGGGCGCCACAGATAATGCAGGAAACAAAATTAGACCAGTTATTATTAGTGGTGATAGAACCACTGCTAATATTCATTGTAATACTTCAGGTCAAACCGGAGAAACACCAGCACCAACGGTTGATATCATTTATACTTTAGAAAGTTCAGCTATCGCAAAAGAGCCCGGACCAAGATTAAAGGCAATCGTTGCGGGTAATGGAACTCATGTGACATCATATTCAGATACGCCAACCAATACACTACCACAAACAGATGTTGCTGTCGGTCAAATTTATTTCGATACTCCAAATATTGAAATGGGACAAAGAGACTCCATTCCTATTTCTGATTGTTTCAATTTGACTAAGGTTGTTGATTCTGGTAAATCATTTGTTGAAGTTTCAAACACAATGATGCTTGCATCTGCAAATGATATTACTCACATGTATTCTTTTGATACAGGCCAATCAGATAATTTTTATGATCACGGCTCTATAAAATTAAAGCCGGGATATTCTGGACCTAGAGGTAAAATTATGGTGGTTGTAGATTATTTTGGATGGGATGGATTAAAAGGATATCATACGGTAGATTCTTATAATGATATTACTGGTAATTATGATTTTAAATCGGCTACAGAGTATAAAAAATTCAGTTATGCAGATATTCCTGAATTCACTAGCCCCACAACTGGTGAAACTGTTCAGTTAAGAGATAGTATTGATCTCAGACCAAGAAGGAAAAATGAAATTAATGATATGATTGCTAATACTGCAGCAATAGAATCCGCTTATGTTCCTGACGCCGATGGATCGATCACAGCAGATTTTCGTTATTATTTGTCACGAATTGATAAGTTGACCTTAACAAAAGATAGAAAATTTAAAGTACTCAGAGGTGAGTCGGGTCTTAACCCACTTCCACCACCAGACGATGAAGATTCAATGACTTTATATGTCTTGAATGTTCCAGCATATACTTTTGCTCTTGCTGATATTACTACACGGTACATCGACAATAAACGATTTACTATGAGAGACATTGGGAAATTGGAAAAAAGGATCGAAAGATTAGAATATTACACATCTCTGACAATTTTGGAAAAAGAAACAGCGGCCAGAGATTTTTCTACTGGTACTTCCAGAGATTCATTGTTCAATCCAAGAGGTGCAGCATTCAAGAGTGGAATGTTGGTGGATTCGTTTAGTGGACACTCTGTCGGTGATGTTATGAATGATGACTATAAAATCTCAATCGAATACAAAACAAAAGAAGCAAGACCAAGTTTTTACTACGACAATTATAGATTTAATTTCAATTCTGCATATAGTAATAATGTAACTAAGACAGGAGATTTAATTACTCTCCCATATGATTTGTCTAATTTTATTCAACAGCCATTTGCAAGTTCAACTACTTCTATTAATCCTTTTAATATTGTAAACTTTGTGGGTTGTGTGAAAACTTTACCAGTTTCAGATACTTGGTTTACTCAGAATAAGAGGCCGGATGTTACTACAAATTTAGAGGGTCAAAGTGATAACTGGACATTGAGTCCACAATCTGGAAAAAAAGGATTTGGTACTCAATATGATGATTGGACAACTAATTGGACAGGAGAACAGATTACAGATGTACCACAAATTTCGGTGGATGCAAGAGGTCAAACAACTTCTCAACGTAGAAGTGCTAAAGAAATGGGAGATTCTAAATCAAGAAAAGGAATCTCTGCTAATACTCCACCTGAATCTATATTAAAATCTGTTGGAAGTAAATTTATAGATCAAACGGTGGTTCCTTATATGAGGGGTCAGACACTTCAGTTCATGGCCGAAGGATTAAAACCACTTAGTAATGTTTATGTTTATTTTGGTGAAACTGATGTATCAGAAAACGTAAGACCAGCATCAAGAGTATTGTTGATTGCTGTTAATAGTACTTTTCAAACTGGTGAAACGATTAAAGATTCTGCTAATAATAGAGCAACAATTTTGATGGCGACAAATACTATTGCAAACAATGCAACCGTTTATTTGTCTAATGTTACTGGATCACTTACTGCTACAGATGGCGCTCCGATGGATGTTCCAGCTGGACAACGAGTCACAGAACATGGTGATGCACTTCATGTGTTCGCAGTTCAAAATACTTGTGCGGGCGTTACTAGTGGTGCTACAGGAAATGTGTCTACCATTGCAAAATATTCTCAGGGTATATCGAATGGTATTATGCAAACAGATGATGCGGGGAGAATTGCCGGAGAAATTTATATTGACGACTCCACACATAGAACTGGAGATAGGCTTTTAAGAATTACTGATAGCGCACTTGATAATGTTTCAGCAACTACAACGGTTTCTGAATGTATTTTTCCGGCCAAAGGAATACTACAAACTCGCGAACAATTACTAATATCTACTAGAGAAACAATAAATCGTAGAGAACTTCCAAATGATGATGCAATTGTTACAGATACTACATCTAGAACTACAGGTAAAACAAATTGGATAAATCCACTTTGTCAGACATTTCATGTTGATCCAAACGTGTTTCCAAAAGGACTATTTTTGAAAAATATTTCTCTATATTTCTCAGCTAAAGATAATTTTATTCCGATTACAATGCAAATTAGACCAATTATTAATGGATTTCCAAGTGCATCTAAAATTTTACCTTTTTCGGAATGTGTAAGATCACCAGATACAATTAATGTTAATGCAGCTGCAAATACATTAGATGCGAATACTGCAACTCTATTTTCATTTGATTCTCCTGTATATCTAACACCGGACGAGTATGGAATTGTTTTATTGACTAATAGTACAGAATATAATATTCATACTGCAGAAGAAGGGGCCACATCGGCTGGTTCTACTGCTAAAATTTCTAAGCCTGCTTTTATTGGATCATTCCTTAAACCACAAAACGCAGGTATTTGGGAACCTCAAGCAGATCAATATATTACATTCACTGCTCAAAGGTGTGACTTTACTGTAGGCGTGGGGGGTAATACTAACTTTGCAAAATTTGGTGAACATGCCAATAGTGCATCTGGTAATACTTCTAATGTTTGTGTCGATAAATTTAAGATTACATCATCTACTATCGATTTTAGTGATACTAATATTCAATGGAAATATGCATCGTCTAATAGTACATATGTTTTGAACGATACTCAAGATGCAACTGCAGGATATACGGTAATTAGTCCAGATCAAAATTATGATTTAATAGATCAAAAGATAATGGTGGCCGCAGCTAATGGTTCTTTCAGATTAAGAGCAGAAATGACTTCAGCCAATTCGCACGTTTCTCCTGTTATCCATCTTGATCGTGTAAATCTCACAGTTGTAGAAAACCTTGTCGATAATGCGGGACTATCAAATAACGATATCTCAATTACTCAAATGGGATCAGGATATTCAAATGTAGTACCTCAAGCCTATACCGCACCCATAACTGGTGGAGGTTCGGTCAATCTCGCAACAACTAATGTTCATGCTGAAGTAACTATGAATGTAGTATCTGCCGCCGGTACATTATCTTCTGCCAATTCGGGTACACATTCCGCATATGCGTTTGTTCCGGGCGAAGCAGTAATGGCCACTACTTCATTTGATGATTTACTTGGTTCCGCAAATGGTCAAAGTGGAATTTATGGTGTAGTTTCTTCAGTAACATTCCTTGATGGTGATCCAACTAAAAATGTTAATTCTGTTACTGTTAAGACCAATGCAAATAATTCAACAACAGCAAGAGGTGGTGGAGCCGGTGGATTTGTAAATGGGTGCACAATTTGGGCAAGTGCAAATGCACAGTCACAAGATTATGGTGCATTTACTGGTGTAACTGCGAGTGATACTAAAATGGTAGTACATAAAGCAAATGGATACATTTCTAATGTTATAGTACACTCTTCTGGTTCTGGATATGTTACTAATCCAACGATAACACTTTCTACTATAGTTGTTGGACCTAATAATCCAACTGGAGCAGTTGATGCAACTGCAATAGTATCTGGTGAAGAGAAAGCAGATGGTGGACCGATAGGCGCAAAATATATTTCAAGAAGGGTAACACTTAAAGATGGATTTGATGCTTCTGATATAAAAGTTATAATCAATGCCTATAAACCAATTGGTACAGAGATACATGTATATTATAAAGTAAAAAATTCTGATGATCCAGATGATTTTGATAAGAAATCTTATACATTGATGAATCAAGAAACATCAGCAGGTACGAGATCAAAAGGAAAAGATGATCATCAAGAATTTATTTTTAAAACTGCAGACGAATCAATAGCTTATATATCTAATAAGGTTAGATTTGAAACCTTCAAAGTATTCGCGATTAAAATAGCTTTACTGGCATCTACTACACATGATATGCCAAGGATAAGAGATATGAGAGCAATCGCATTGGATTAATATGGGAATACTTCACGTTCAAACAGAAGATCCGAGATTTGTAAGGGACATACATTCTAAGGCACTATTAAGTACGGATTACGAAGCATTACAACGCCATAGAAGTGAAAAGTTGTATTTTCAGAAACAACAAAATGATATAAATATTCTAAGAAGCCAAGTAGATGAACTTACTCAAGTGAGGGAAGAGATTCTAGAAATTAGAGGCCTTCTTGTAGAAATAATTAATACAAAATAGGGAGTTTAAACAATGACTGCTAATGTCGCATTAACAGATACCTTTGATCAATGGAGAGTTAAGACTAATGAAATAGTCGTAATGACTCAAACTGATGGTATGAGTAATATTATCAAAACCATTGATACAACTAATTCAACTAGTAATACTACTGGTTCAATTATCACAACAGGAGGTGTGGGTATTGCCAAATCGGTTGTGATCGGGGAAAACCTAAGAGTACATGGGAATACGATCATGGATGGGGATACCACTATAAGTGGAAACCTTGTCTTTGGTTCTGCGGATACAGATCAAGTATCGTTTTCTGCGGATATTAATTCTAATATGATTCCTAATGCTAATCTCACGTTTAACTTAGGTAATACTACTCTGTATTGGGCGAATACATGGACAGGCCATCTTACTGCAGAACAAATATCAACTTCTACTAAACCAGCACTCACCGTTAACTCCCTTGATGTTGATGTGATTGGTGTAGACATTAATGCGAGTCAAACCACAGCAAATGTTCTTGATATCACAGCGGCCGCATTGACTACTGGTTCAGCTTTAGCAATTGATTCGGATTCTGATGAAACTGATACAAGAAATGTTGTAAGTATAATTAATAATCATGCGGATGCAGTAGCGGCAACTGCTCTTTATGTAAAACAGGATTCAACAAATACTGTTGCAAGATTTGTCGGACAATCTACGGTTGTAATTCCAGCGGGAACATCTGCACAAAGAGGTCATGCACTCCAAGGAGGAATTCGATATAATACCACACTATCTGCCTTTGAAGGTTATAGTGGTGCCACGTGGGGATCACTTGGCGGACTTATCGATGTTGATCAAGATACTTATGTATTAGCAGAAACATCTGCTGGTGCGGACAATGATACTTTGGATTTCTACACCACAGGTGTTGAGAGAATGCATATTACAAACTCAGGTCGAGTTGGTATTGGCACCAATGTTCCTGATGGAGCGGTTCATATTTATAGTGGAACAGCAGGAGCTGTTACAGCATATGCAGGTGCGCAAAATTTAATTATAGAATCAGCTGATAATGCTGGAATTTCAATTCTAACACCGGATGACAAAAGCAATGGATTATTTTTAGGAACTGTAAGCGATAGTATTGCCGCTAGATTTGAATACATTTACGCAAACAATATTTTGTATTTAGGGACACATAGAAGTGGTGGTGCAGTACGATTTGATTCAGGAGCAAATATCGAAGCTATGCGTATTGATAGTTCAGGAAATATTGGCATAGGCCTAACATCACCATTAAGTATACTCCACATTCAAAATGCAGTAGATGAAGCAGACACATTACGAATAGAAAATACTACTACAGGTAAAGTTGGAATAACTTTTAAAAGCAATGGGTCTGATCGTTTAGCATTATGGCAAACATCATCTCTGACGAGAGGTTTGAGTATAGGTGCAGGAGATGCTTCTACTACATGTATGTTTGTGGATGTGGTGAATAATAGAGTCGGCATCGGCTCAACAGCCCCAACGGCTGATTTGGAGGTTTCAATAGCAGGAGGACAAGCAGACATTGACGCAATTAGTTGGTCAACATCTGCGGCCGCTGGAGGAGCCTTGTCGTTAAGTCACTCTAATCACGCGACGCAGCTGAATTATGCTGCAGTAGATGCGGCCGATGTATTAGGACAAATTCTCTTTAAAGGTTCGGATAGTAATTCTCTTGAAATTGGTGCAGCAATAAAAGCAACAGCAGCAGAAACATTTGTTGATGGAGCAGAATTCGGATCGTATTTGTCTTTCCATACAGTTGATATTGGAACAGCAGTTCTTGATGAACGAATGCGAATTTTTGATGCAGGAGAAGTCGCCATCGGATATACTGGAGAGGGAAGGGTGTATATCAGGCCGGAAGCATTAAATGATACATCAATAAGTTTCCACGCTTATCATGATGCTGGTGGATGGAAACACTATGGAGCTTCCCATGTTGCAAAAATTGCTTCAGCTGCAACTGGATTGTCTTTCTCTGTTGCTGGTACAGCTGCAGACGCAGCAGCAATTACATGGATTGATGCGATGACCATTGGTTCCACAGGTAAAATCGGAATCGGCACAACAGCACCTGCAACCTTTTTGCACGTAAATGCAGCAGGTGCCGGATTAAGACTTGAAGAAGATACCGATAATGATTATATACAGCTTGATATGGTTCAAGGAGGTAGAGCACGACTTGGTACAAGTGATGCAAGAGTTTTGACCATCCAAGAAGATGGTGGTAATGTCGGTATTGGGCACAGCGGCGCAGATGAAATGTTACATCTTCAGTCAGCAACAACATTAAAACCAGTTTTACAGCTTGAAAACGCTACAGATGATGCAACATCAGCAGAACTTAAATTTGTAAATGGACAAGGTGGTGGCGCGGCAGGGGTAGCCGGACATGATACGGGGCGTATTACATTTACTGGAAATATGTCCAATGGTTCTGCCTTAAAATATGCTGAAGTTTATAGTGAAATTGTAGATCCACACGCCACTACAGGTAAAGATGGTAAAATTGGATTTAAATTAAATTGTTTAGATACCGATACCGAAGTTATGACCATAAAGGCTTCAGGAAACGATGCATCCGGCCTTGTTGGCATAGGCACAACCAATCCAAAGTGTGGTTTACAAGTTGGTGCTTATGGTGGATTAATAAGTAACATTGCTACTCAAACAAATCTTACAGGTAATGTATATTATGAGAGCGACTGGAAGCACATAAATACTGGTGTCGCAAATATGATAGAAATGACCGGAGGTAGTTTGACTGTTTTTACAGCAGTATCCGCAGCTGCAGATGCTACCGCTACATGGCTTAATAGGTTTAAAGTGTTCGCTGGTGGAAATGTGGCTATCGGAGCTGTAACGCCTGTTTCCTTTACACCATGCTTGGAAATAAGGGGAACAAACCCCGCCTTATGTCTTTCAGTAGATGCAACACATTTTTACAATACTGTTGTAGATTCTGGCAATAACAGAACCTCAATAATGTATGATGATTCTACTGATCTGGTTTGGTACACTGCCGTTAATAGTGGAGGAACTTCCCCAACGGAGAGAATGAAACTGACTTCAGCTGGTGTTTTGACAGTTAATGGTGCAGGAGTTGGAATTTCTGATTGGACAGTAACGAGTACTAACCTCTTACCAGATTCAGGTAGTTCACAAGATATTGGAAGTACAGGAGCAAAGGTTGCAAACGTCCATACTGTCAACTTGTATCTTGGTGACGCAAATTTAGACAATACTGATCGTACACTTGGTAATGAAGTTGATGGAACCAAAGGAAGTTGGACAATTCAAGAGGGAGATGAAAACCTATTTGTCTTGAATAGAATAAGTGGGAAGAAGTATAAAATGTCTCTGATTGAGGCGTAAGCATATATAATACAGAACATAATTATTAACATATTATTACGGAGTAGTGAATGGCTATTAAAATGACTAATGCAGTATTTGAAAATGTGCTCTTTGGGACCACAATGAAGAAAGTGAATGAAACTCAAATGGGACCTAAAGATGCTTATTGGATAAATCGTATTACTAATAAATTAGGTGAATTGGGAAAAGATTTTATTACTGCAAAACAAAAAGTATTAGAGAAATATCAAGATAAAGATATAGAACCAACTGAAGATGGTATGGTTCAGATTCCAAAAGAAAATATAGAAGAATTTACTAAAGATTTCCAAGAACTTTTGGATATTGAAATTGAGATTCCCTTTGATAAACGAGCCTACCCCGAAGCATTAGAACTGTCACCTCAAGAAATTGGAGCAATAGAAAGTGTCTTTGACATGTCTTCCTTGGAGGACTGATGGTTGAAAAGACCGAATGGGAAAAACTTACATATAAAAGATTTTCTGTTGGGCATCCAGATAAACAAACGATGTTGCCTGAAAATAATTTCCAAGGAAAATTATATTATACTTTTTTCAAAAATTCTCCACAAAAAACTCTAGATGAATTTTATGATATCTATTTTGGTAAATTTTTCCAAGCAAAAACAAAAAGAGGAACAACCATAAATTGGGGTAACGTAATGGGCGTGGAAGCGTCCGATGCTTCCATTCAATGGTTATTCAGAATACAAGAGGATTTCGGCATTCCATGTTCCTTGACCATGAATCAATTAAATGTTCCTTTTGATTTATATAATGATGAAAGTGTTATCCAACAATTTATTGATTGGGTTGGCGGATATTATAATAAAGGATTAAGAAGTATTACTATTGGTAATACCCACTTAATGAACTTGGGGGTTTTGAAGAAAAACTTTCCAGATATGATGTTCAAAAATACGGTTAATCATATTGTGGATAGTGCCCAAATGGTATTGGATTTTATTCATATAGGATATGATCTCATTCAGTTAGATCGACAACTTAATAGAGATATTGGGGAAATTAAACAAATCAAACAAGCTGTTGAAAATTACAATAGCATAAATAATAAAGAAATAAAGACTTGTTTATTATTAACAGAATCTTGTGTTCCTTTTTGTCCTTTCAAACGAGAGCATGATGACATACAAGTAACGACACATCCTAGTTTTGGTGGATATGATTATTGGAACAATTTAGGACTAAATACTTGTACAAAGTGGAGAGGCCAAAAAGGATATGGCTCATTACCAAGAGCGGGTACTGATGTATTTGCTAACAAGACAAGAACATGGAAACAGTTTGCAGAGTTAGTTGATGTTTTTAAGTTTTCTGGAAGACTAAGAAATAGTCAATGGGAAAGTGACGATGTATTAAAAGATAAAAGCAAAAAACCTAGATGGACTTGGGGTGTTTGGTCAGAGATGTCGCGTGAAGATGCAACTATTCATGATAAAGGATTGATACAAGAGTCGGGAGTTTTATATTCAAAAGAACAAACACAAACCGAAGTGATGTTTCTTAATTCTTTTAGTGAAGTATTGGAAGAGAAATATGAACCATTAGGTGAATGGAACTTATCAGCTATTGATAGAGAATTTGAGATTCCTTATAATGTAGAAAAATTTAAAGAAAGATATAAAAATCATTTTCATAATTCAAAACTGTATTTGGCTTTAGAAGAAAAATTAAAAATTTGTAAGAATCAATGTTGGGATTGTCATTTGTGTGAGAAAACATATGATCTAGAACCAATCGATTCTATGATACAATTTACAAATAAGTACTAGGAGAAATCATGGCACTATATGTCGGAGGCAATGTAGTAATAGATGACGATAGAAGTCTGAATATTAAAGAAATGTCTAATGCACGATGGGGTGGGTTTCGTAGAATGGAAGGTGGCCCCGGCCTTGGTGGAGGAACTGGTCCGTCTTCATATGGTGGTCCTAATGGTGCACGTGTGGATACTTATGCAGGACTTCAGGAATTAGTAAGAGGATATTCATTATCAGGATATAAATCCAGCGCCTGTTGTGATGATGTTAATAGAGTTCAATATGTAACAGATACTAATGAACATCACAGCAATGCAATGTGTAATGGAAATTATAATAGAGGAGGATCTGCCCCAATGAAAGGTGGTATGTCATGGGGAGCATGTGGGTGTCAAGGATCAAGTACAGCTACTAGATTTTTAACTTATGCTACCGAATCAATGAGTTCAGGACCCGCCAAGACAAGTCGCCAAAATAATGGAACCTTTGATTGGGAAGGTATGTGGAGATGTTATAATTTTGCAGGAGGAAGTACAACACATGAAATGTTTGATTGGACAACCGATGCATTTTCCACAAAACCAGCTTCACCGCACACAAGTGTTTCAGATGTTTCTTGGATGACACACCATTATGGATACGCGGCAGCCGGGGCGTCAACCGACACAAACTATTATTATAATTTTGCAGGAGATGCGTGGGGTACTGCGCCTGCAAGTGGTGGAACATCTCCTGTGGGAGGATCTGTATGTCCTGCATGGTCTTGTTTACGAATGGGTACTGGAATGCACGCCACATTAGGTGATGAAGGAAAAGGATATTCACCAGAACATGGTGGGGGCGGCAACCTTTACAAAATAAATGTTACAGCGCCGGGACAAGTTACTTATGTTAATGTTGGAGGATGGCCGGGACGTTTGACTCCGTATGAAAGTGAGAATATTACTATGAATGGTAATCGACATTCAAGATTTAATGGAGGATATAATGGTGGTACTGGACAACATGTTTTTGGTGGTAAAATAAACAATTTTACAGATACTAGACAAGATGTTCCTAGTTTAGACGGATCAAGTGATGTTTCTGGTGTTAGTTCGGGAGTTGGTACATGTTCACTTATTTAAATAGTAGGGAGAAAATATGACTTTATATGTAGGAGGAACGGCAGTAATTGATAATATTAATTCACCTGTGTCTGGAAAATATTCAGCTACATTTAATTTTGTAGAAGTTACTGATATTTTACATGATTATGAATTATTGACAAGAGGATATATTATATCAGGATACAAAAGTACTCAATGTCAAGATGATGTTAATAAAGTAATTTATGCTACTAATACAAATACTCATTTGGCCGGATCAGTAACGCCGGGGAATTATAATGGGGGTGTTTCTGGAACACAAACAGCTGTAGCTATTGCTATGAATACTAATCAATGTCAAGGATCACCAGAAAGAGCAAGTGCTAAAGTTTATCAAAGTTTTGATATGAACACGGACACAAAAATTTCTCAAGGTTCAATGAACTACGGTAGATACGCGGCATCATATTGGACACAAACGGATACTCAAAAGGGGTATGCAACATTAGGTGGTTCACAATCTGTAGATCGTTATACATTTTCTTCTGGTACTAGAGATACCGCCCCTTCCTGCAGTGCCGGTTGGTCTACATATTTTATGTCAGCATGGCCGGGCTCAACGTATGGTCATGTAGCTGACAATGCAAATGATACATGGCAATCAATGAATAGTTATACCCATTCATGGACTAATACTGGAAAAACAAATACATGGTATGTAACAGGTGTAAATCCAGCAGCACATACTAAATCTGATATTGCTTATATTGGAAATCAGGCTGTTGGTGATATGAGAAGGTTCAGGGATATTGGTAATAATGGAGCCATTGTTCATACTTCACATGGTAGATGGCCCCCTTGGGTGAATAATGGAGCGACAGATAATTATTATGGAGAAGGTAATTGGATGAAGGGTAATTATTTGTCTAGAGCTATGGGTGGACACGATGGAATTCAACATAATAAAGCGGCTATTGTCAATAATGGAACTGATACTGTTTGGGGTTGTCCGTCTATGGATGGATTTGGTGCTTATTCGGTATGTTCCGCTAGTGGTCATTGGGCATAACTAAAAAGGAGAAAACGTAAATGGGAACATTCACATTATCGCCGGGATCAATTGATACTGGAATCGGCGATCAAAAAATGATAAATGTACAAGACTTAAAGGTCGAAAGGTGGATATCTGTTTATGATTATGGAAATATAACAAGAGGATATGCGTTAGCAGGATATAAAGGAACTAATTGTTGTAATGATGTGAATAGAGCTCAATTTGCCACAGAAAGTACAATCCATTTATATAATGGAGTAACCAATTCTAATTATTCTGGTGGAAGTTCTTCATTTATTTATGATAAGGGTATTGCGTGGGGTTGGGGATCCGGTTGTTGTCAAGGATCATGTAACGAAACTAAAATGTGGGATTTTACTACCGAAACAGAATCGGCAGGATCGACCATGGTCTGTTCCAGAACATATCCCTCTACTCTTACTAGACATGCTGTAAGAGGAACACAATCAGGTCCTGCGGGAAGATTTTCAGCTGGTACTGATATAGAAACCGGATATTGTACTGGTGGTAACGGAGGTTGTGCACAAACTGATAAATATCCATTTGCTACTGGTAGTATGACAACTGCACCTACACACGGCACCACATGTGGACAAACAGGGTGGAGTCAAGGGCATTATAGTTATACAGTTGGTGATGGTTCTGGTGGAAGCGGAAATCCTAAATCTTTTAGTCATGTAAATGAATCTTGGGCAACTGCTACATTCTCACCGAATATTAGTCAAATAACAAATTTAGCAGTAACATGTGATACTCATGGATTTGAAAAAACTTATGGTGGAACACATAATCAAACGCCGGGGATGTGGTCAGCTAGAGGAATGAATAATGATATCACCACAAGAGTAATTAGTTGGTCAGGCCTAAGAGGAAGAGGTTCATCTGATTATATGAGTGAATGGTCACCAGTTTATAGTCAATCATCTTGTTATTTTCTTGGTGGACATTCGGGTCAAGATGGACAATGTACGATTGCAGGAAAGTTTGATTGCTTAACAGATAATTTTAGTAATGTAATTGCGATGGATACATATTCCGATATGTCTGGAACATGTTCTGCCGCTGGGTTTCAAAGATAATAATATATTAATAAAGGAAAATAATGGCTGATAATGAATTAGTGACTGCATCAGAAGGATTAACTGCTGATAAAGTTTTAGCGAGGTTGGGTGATTGGAGGAGTGAATTTTCGGTTCCTGTTGTTGCCGGTGAATATCAAAATAAAATTCATGAATATACTTCTGATGATGAAAAGATGAAATATATGCAATTGGCACTAAAGGCGCCGGTTCCTATGTCAGAATATCAGATCGCGAATTTTGTAATTGCACCGCAACTTACAGCTTCACGACAAGTTCGACAATGTATTTTAGAACTTCAATCAAGAGGTAAAGCACTTGAAACTACTAAACTTGATTATCGTAGAGAAAATATCAAGTTACAGAAATTAGAAAGAGAGTGGGACTGTAGTATTAAAGATAATGAAGACCTTGATCCTCTTGATATTGAATTATATGAAATGGATCTAAAAGAACAAAAAATTAATATTAAGAGAATTGAATCGTCTATTGTACATACTGAACATGAAATGAATGTTATGTTAAAGATGATGAAAGAGGCCGATGAAGCGGGAATAGATGTACAAAGTATTAGTGAAGGTTCTTATATGGATCCAGAAGAAGAAAAAGATTATTGGATTCAAAGAATGTCTAAACAAGCTGGATTGGATTTGTTAACTACAGGAACAATTGGTATGGGAAATTTGGATGCCATTATTACTATGGATCCAGATGATCAAAAAGAAGTATTTAAACATGCTTTGGGTTTCCATAATGAATTAAAAGGACAGCTTGAAGGCGCAGAACGAACTTTACTTGAAGACCAAGGTAGTTCTTCAGAACAATTAAACTGGACTCCACCACAACAATTAGAATCGGAACCAGAACAAAATGTATCACCACCACCCGAAGAACTACCAGAAGGTGTGATGAACAAAAACCTATTAGATTAAAGGGGAAATAAAATGAAATATTTCGCATGTAAAATTCATCAAATGGCTACTTTATCGGGTCTGGCTATAACTATGCCTCAGTACGCTAAAGAAACTATTGGTGGTATTCCGGGCACAAAATATGAAATAGCATCATGTGAGGATGAACATTGGGGCCATTTACTTTCAGCTGAAGAATGGGATGTACTTGAAATGACAGAAGATGAAAAGGATAATGCAAAATGGTATAGTAATGAAAGAGGATGGAATCCTACAGACTATGATGAATATGTTTCGTTGGGAACCAATGCAGATTTAACTTTATCAAGTCAATATAAAGAAATGTTGCCAGAAGCAAGTCTACCTCATGTAATATCTCTCATGAAAAAAGTTAAATGTAGAGAAATTGAAAATTGGTATAGGAGAGCATTTGATAAGCTTAATGTTCAAAAATCAAATCAAGAACAAATCACATGGCAACAACAATATCAAGAAGCTAAAGAGTATACTGCTGATGATTCAGCGGTAACACCCATTCTTACTAAATTGGCAGAAGTTCGTGGTTCTGATGTTGCTACTGTTGCGGCCAAGGTCATTGAAAAAAGAAATGAATGGCATACTGCTATTGCAAATATTGTTGGTGCTATGCAGAAAGAAAGAGATCAAGTCAAAGCAGAAACCACTATTGCTGGATTAAATGCTCTTGATTCTGATCGCACTACACCAGCAGGATTTCATTCGGGGTTAATGGTTAACGCATAAATTTTGATAATATTAATTTGGATTATACACTATGAGTAATAAATGTTTCACTCTGCCTTTAAGTCCGTATCTTATGGAATCGGACTTTTCAAAAATATACTTACCATTTCTTCAAAAATACAAAGAATGGGTTCATGATATCTACGTAACTATACGATGCCCTCCGTTTTCTCAAGACGCAATGGGCATTGATATGGAGCCAGAAAATTATGAAACTTTAATTAGTAATGCACTCGCCCTTCAACAAGAAACTGGAATTCCAGTTTGTGCCACCTTTAATAATATCCATGTACACCCTTCCTATAGAAATTACAAAATATTTGTAAATAATTTTGCTGAGCTATACCAAAAGGGTATACATTTAGCAATCATCCCCCACATGTTATGGATGGATTGGGGTCTTAAAAAAGAATTTCCAGAATTACAAGTCAAAAATACTATTCTAAGAAATGTATATGACGCACAAGTATATACTGATTATGCTCGTTATGGATTTGATTATGTTCATCTTGATCGATGGATTATGAGAGATCACAAGAAACTGAAAGAGATTGCAAAGGCCAAGAAGTTTGTAAAAGAGAAGTGGGGAAAAGATTGTAAGTTGATATTATTAGCAAATGAATCTTGTGTCGGTAGATGTCCTATCATGGCGGAGCATTATGCATATAATACTCAGAAAATGCCACCAGAAGATCCATTCTTTTGGGGAGAAGCCAAGCAACTTTCATGTATATCATGGGAAGGCGCTGATCCCGCATATGTATATAAACAGGCTGATATTCCTTGGTTTAAATCTGATTGGGATGAATTATTAGATTTGGGTATAGATATATTTAAAATGCATGGTAGAGAAAATGTACCTAAACTAATTGAATCTTTGGAATTAATTAAATCCTTTGCAAAGGGTGAAGAAGAAATGAACTTAGTACGCCAACAAAAACATAGTTCTACTTCATTTTATACAGAGTTTCAATCAAATCCTGAAAGAAGGGAATTGGTGGATAAATGGAGAAAGGTAATTAAAACTTGTAGATTCCAATGTTGGGCTTGTAATTATTGTGATAAAGTAAATTATGAAGTTACAGGAGAAAAACCTGATAGGAGTACTTTTTGGTATGGTGGAGATAAAGAAAAAATAGGAAGCATAGATACTAATGCAGTACTTGAAGATATGGAGGTGTGATGGACGGAATGACACAAGAACACATAGATTGGTCGGTGGTGGAGGCTTTTAATCTTAGATCAAACCTAACTGAAAAGTTCTCCGAAAATAATCAAGGAAATGAAATTTTAGAAATACTTGGTTTTACTTCACCAAAAATAAAACACTTATTAAATAATTTATGTAATTTTGATGGTTGTTCATATTTAGAATTGGGTGTTTGGGCTGGAGCTACATTTTGTAGTGCTATTTACAATAATGATATACATGCTGTGGCCGTTGATAGATATGGAAATAGTGCCGAAGATATATGTCCAGTAACATTTTCTCCGCAGGCTTGGCGAAACTTGGTGGGAGATGTTCCTATAAAGAAACAATGTGTAAGCAATATTAAGAAACATAAAAATGATAATTCAAATGTTCAGTTATTTCAGAGTGATATTTTTGAATTTGATTTTAATTTTATAAAAAAACCTATTAATGTTTTTATGTTGGATTGTGATCAAACATCCGAAGATAGGCCAGATCAGTATTTTCATTCTCATGTAATTGAACATTGCAAGGAAGCTTTGGCAGATAAATTTATTTTTATTAAAGATGATTGGAATTGGTCGCGCCATTCAACCAGATTGGGATTAGATAAATTAACAAATTATAAAATTACTCATGATATTGAAATATTTACTCAAAATGTAGAAGATTATAGTGATTTTTGGAATGGAATTTATATTGCGCTTTTGGAGAAACAATGAGTGTATTTACAAGAAGAGAAATAAAAGAAACATATAAAAGTAAAACTCCGCGTCTTGATATCATCGGTGGAAAATATAATTTAAATGAGAAAATAAAAAAACAGCCAGTAGAACCTATGTTGGATGAAGGATTTCGGAAAAAATTTCGTGAAGGTATTCCAGAAAAAGATTCAAAAGGACATGATGTTACTAAAATGAGAACAACGGATCCTATAGATCATTTAAGTGGGAAAGCTCCGCGGGGATCAACCTTAGAAACGATTGATAATATATTTGGGGGAGGAAATAATAGATGTCCTATACTTAGGCCATTTGGACCTTCAGTAGCGGAATTTAGAGTTCGGGAAGATATACATCAAATGACTAAGGATATAGTTAATCATGTATATGAAAATGAATATCAAGACTATACTCAACATCTAGCTGGAGTGGTTGAAGAAGAGGGGTATATCCCTTCCAAGTATTGGTTTCCAAGCGGAGTTGCAAAATATTTTGAGGATGCAGTAAGTATGTATCTTATTGAAAGTATTGCGACTTCAATGTTAGAAGGAAAAGTGGTTTCAGATAAACTCATTGAGGCTCAATTAGATTCAAAGCCAAAAGTACAAACCAACTCTGCGTGGTTTAATGTTATGAGAGAGAACGAGTATAATCCAGTTCACTATCATACTAATTGTGATGTGTCTGGTGTTTATTATATTAATGTACCACCAATGAAAAGGAGAGAAGAAATTAAACATGGCCAAGATGCCATGGATGGTAATATTCTTATGATAGACAATAACAATAATCCTCAAATGAATTTTTGTATGGGTCATATATCAAAATCTCCAATAGAAGGAATGTGTTATTTATTTCCATCTTTTATGCAACATACTGTTTATCCATTTAAGGGTGATGGTGAAAGAATTTCAGTTTCATTTAATTTTTCTGTAGAGTGGGGAGATAAAGAGGTTGATCCTATGGTTGCTGCAGCATATCGACATGAGATAGGACCAGTAGGTGATGTAAATCCGGTGCACGAATTACAACAAAAAAGAGCAGGAAAAAAATAATGAATTGGACTGAAATATTAAGTCTGTTGTTAAAAAATCAATGGTACTTATTTTACTTAGCTGGGATTATGGTTGTAGCTGGATATGCCAAACATTACAACTGGTTTTTCCCAATATATCAATTTGTGGTGAATAGGGTAAAATCTAAACGAGCAGTTGTTGCATTAATTAGTGCATTAACAGGAAGTTTACCAATTCCCGGCAGGGTTTCAGTTTCTGCTGGAATATTGGATACGGTATCTTCTGATGATCCGAAGAGTAGAGAAAAACTTGGAATGATTGATTATCTATCTACTCATCATTATTATTTGTGGAGTCCTTTAGAGAAAACTATAATCATACCAATGGCGGCGTTTGGTATCTCTTATTTAACTATGATGGCCTATATGTGGCCATTAATAGTGGGATGTTTTTCTGTTATTCTATTTTATCTATTTGTTATTCTTAAAGAAGAGGATGTATCTATTGCGCCCGCGGAACTTAAACCAGATAGGGTAGACGGTGTACCAGATCCAACTCATTTGGTTGATTGGAATTTAATCATTTTATTAAGTGTAATTATAGTACTTAGTAATTTTGCTAGAGAATATACTGTAGAAGTACAAGAATTTGTAACTACTTCAGGATTGGGTTTACCCGAAATGTCAATTATATGTTTTGTTGGGAGTTTCTTTTTGGGAAGTAGTGCTAGGTTTGCGGCACTCACTACTATAGCGGTTTCTATATTTGGACTTCCCTATCTAGCATGGTTTTTTGCATTGGATTATGCAGGATATATTCTTAGTCCAATTCATAAATGTGTATTCATTGGATATAGATATTTTAAAACACCAATCGTAATGTACTATAAAGCACTATTATCAATGTGTATATTGGTTGTTTTGGCATCAACTATAACATTTTTATATTAAAGGAATTATGGCCAAAGATACAATACAACGAGAAGATGATAAGATCGCAGAAAAAAGACCAAAACAACATGCCAAGTTACAACATCATATTCTTGAGAATGAGGTTGATCAGAGCTCTGATAGTTTTCCAAAAATAAGAGACAGTGCTTATTATAGAGATAATCCCGAATATGCAACTAAGGGATTAGAAAGGATGCCAGAATTAATTAAAGAGAAATTAGAAGAACATAAAAATATAGTTGATAAGTATAGATTAGATCATAAAGAAGAAGTTGGTAGTGCAATTTCAACTCCAAAAATTAAAGACCCAAAAGTCAAAATTGGTGATATAACAGAGGAAGAAGATTGTCCATCTGGTGATTGTCCAGATAAAAAAAAGTGGAGAGAAGTTAGTGGGACTCCACATAATCAAGAAAAATCTTTTATGTTTTATGGTGATTTTGATGGTACTCTTTATAAATCCGCTTATGAGTGGTGTTTAGAAGATAATCAAATGTTCAATTCTATTGAGATTATATCTACATTAGATATTGATAGTATGAACCCCGAAGAAGATTTATATTTTGGAGGAATAATAGGCACTAATAAACAAAAACATTTTGATGATTATTTATGGAGAAATGAAGAAGAATTTAGAAGAACTGGTAAAATAGGTGGAAAAAACTGTCATTGGGATTGGGTTACTACTTTTAAAATAGATTATGGAGAAGAACTTGAGAAAAAATTTATTAAATTTGATGGTTGGAATAGTGAATGGGGATGTTTAGTTTGGCATTTACGTGATAACGATTTGGTAGAAACCATGCCAATATTGTTATGGGGAGATACTTCAGTAGGACATACCTTTGCCAATGCATTTCAACGTACTCACGCACTTAATGATGATCCAAATAAAGATGCGAGAGAAGATGTTCAAGAATATGTAGAATCTTATACTGGTCAAGAACCTTTAATTATTATTAATACTGATTCTCATACAGATCATCCTTTATTAGATTATACTAATATTGAGGCCAGACATGTGTTTATGGATATTTCTTGTCGAGATACACCATCGCCGTTTTTGGAAGCTGGAAAATCTAATGGGAATGAAACTATTGATTCTTTAGGGTTTTTAATGTACAGAGTAATGACTGATTGGAATAATATTTTATGGATGAAAGCATATAAACATATTGATACTAAAAGATGTATTGCATATCTTAAAGAGTTGGTAGAATATAATGCCAAGTAAACAAGAAGATTTACTTGAAGTTAAAGCTGCTGCAAGTATAAAAGGCTTAGTTGATCAGAAAACAGTTTATCGTGATCGAATGAATATCTGTGAAAAATGTGATAGATTTTTTCGATTAACCAAACAATGTAAAGAATGTGGATGTTTTATGTTTTTGAAAGCCCGAATAGCATCAATGAGTTGTCCTATCAATAAGTGGGAAGCTGTAGAGCCTTGTACCAAATGTTCCTCTTCTTGGATTATCTGATATCCCACCACAATTTCTTTTTATAAATATAAGAGAATTAAATTAACTTCAAAATGGAGAGGAATTGTGGCACTAACTCTACAAAAGCAAACAGTTAACTTTGTTATGGATCAAGGTTGCACGTTTGATCAAACTGTAACCGCACAAAATTCAACAAGTGGTAATGTTACCATTTCTTCTGGTACTACTGCCTCTAAAATGAGACAGTCTTACTATTCATCAAATAATATTTTCAGTCTTACAACTTCAATTATTGGATCGAATGTAACAATTTCGATGGCCGCTACTGCCACAACTAGTGTTCCAGCAGGAAATTATGTTTATGATATTGAATATACTCAAAGTGATACTACTACGGTAGAGAGAATAGCGGAAGGAATTATAACTGTATCCTCAGAGGCAACAAAATGACACAACCAACCACAAGAACAAATTTAAAAGATTACTGTAAAAGAAAACTTGGGTGGCCAGTAGTTGAATTGAATATTGATGATGATCAAGTAGAAGATTGTATCGATGATGGTTTACAATTTTTCCAAGAATATCATTTTGATGCAACAGAATTAACATATTTGAAACATCAAGTTACAGGTTCTACTGTTACATTGGCTGGAGCTTCAACTGGTACATTTAATGAAACAGAAAAAATTACTGGTGGGACTAGTGGTGTACGAGCAACTTTACATGAATATCATAGTGCCAATACTACAATACGATTTAAAAATCCAATGGTTAAAAGTGGTGGAGATGGTAATACGTATTACAGTAATACCTCAACTACATTTACAACTGGTGAAACCATAACTGGTGCAGATAGTGGAGCAACAGCTACAGTACATGCATCTACTGTTCCAGTAATTGGTGATTTCGATAACAAATACATAACTATAGCCGAGGCAATTATTGGAGTTAGACGAATTATACCATTCTCAGATAATGCAAGACAATCTTCAATGTTTTCGGTTAAATATCAGTTTGCTTTAAATGAGATGTATAGAATGCCCGGCGGAGCTCTAACTGGTTATGCAATGGGTCAACAACATTTATCAATGATAAATGAAATGTTTACCGGCAAACCTCTACTCCGTTTTAATCGACATACTGATAGATTACATTTAGATGTAGAATGGGGAACGGATGTATTAATTGATGATTGGGTTGTAGTAGAATGTGATCAAATAATTGATCCAGAAACGTATAGTGATGTGTATTCTGATTTATTTCTAAAAAGATATACAACGGCATTGATTAAAAAACAATGGGGTCAAAATATGATAAAGTTTGATGGTCTGCAATTACCCGGCGGTGTTACTCTGAATGGTAGAGCATTATTTGACGATGCATCAGCAGAATTAGAAAAAATAGAAGAAGAAGTTCAACTTAAATACGAATTACCCATAGACTTTGCAGTAGGATAATAGATGGCAACAAATCCATATTTCAATCATTTTAGTTCTCAGGCAGATCAGGGGTTAATCGAAGATTTGTTTATTGAATCGATTAAAATGTATGGGCAGGATATGTATTATATTTCCCGCTCACTAGTCAATGAAGATACATTGATGGGGGATGATTCATATTCAGAATTCAATGATGCTCGTATGATAGAAATTTATATTAAAGATGTAGACGGATTTTCAGGTGAAACAGATGTTATTTCTAAATTTGGTTTAGAAATACATGATGAAATAACATTTACCGTAGCAGTACGTAGATTTAGAGAACTTGGCCTGACCGTAGATGGTAGAGATACAATTCCAAAAGAAGGTGATTTAATTTTCTTTCCAATGGTTGGAGGCTTATTTCAGATTATAACAGTAGCAGATCAACCATACGGAGATATATTTTATCAGACAGGAGCACTTCAAGGTTTTGATATGAAGTGTGTATTATTTGAATACACAGATCAAAAATTTAATACTGGTATCGAAGAAATTGATAAACTTGAAAGAATACATTCATATACTGTAGACTTTACAATGGGTGCCGGATCAGGAACCTATGTTGTAGATGAAGCAGTTTATCAGGGAACAGATTATGCATCTTCAGCATATAAAGCAGAAGTGGCTAAATGGGATGCTGGTACTAAAGTATTAAGGCTTATGAATCTTACCAAAAATTTCGATGGTACTCAAAATATTATAGGTGTTTCTTCTGAAGCTTCATATGCGATCACATCATTTGATATGCAAGCAAGTGCAACAGATACACAAGCCTCTAATGTAGAAATAGAAGCGGCAGCAGATGCTATTATTGATTTCACCGAAGGTAATCCATTCGGGAGTCTATAATG